CGCAGGATTGCCACCAGATATGACAAGCTGGATGCTTCGTTTCTTGCCTTTGTTTACCTTGCCTCTATCGCTGTTTTATTGATTTAGCACTCCTTCCTTGATTTTTCAAACAAGCCCTAGACAATAAGAAGACTTTATCATTTCAGCTTATCGAAAAAGATCGTCTGACATCGTTATAAGACAGGCAGTGCTATGATTGACGTCAAGATTCCAAAAAGCAAGAAGAAATTACCACTCTTGAAGAAAAGAAGGAAAACCTTCTCCATCCGCTCTCTATGAGGGCAGTCCTGACGAAATCAAAGGAAGCTGGGATGCCCACCAAGGAGGTCGCTGAGTAGCTGGTGGTCGAAATCTGAATCAAAAAGTAACGCCGTCCCTACAAAAATGTACAGGCGGCGTTGTTGCATAAAAAGGAAGGAGGTAAAAATGTCTGAAAATTGTGATAAAAACGGATGCGGCGCACTTGAATCATTGGAGGACAGGTTTGCAGCTCTCGAACGGCGCAACGGGGAAGACCATCGAATGATGCGTGAGGACATCCATAAGCTCGAACTCGAATACGCGGAACAGAGGGGTCAGCTCGGAATGATTATGGGGACCCTGAACGAGGTGAAGGGTGACAGTAAGAATATTCTTGAGAAGCTGACTACTATTACCACCAAAGTTGATAAAGTTGATGACCTGGAAAACGATGTAAATAAACTGGAGGCTGAAGTCGATGCCATAAACAGTAAGCCAGGAGAAACCTGGGAACATATTAAGAAGCAGGGCATCGGATGGATTTTGGGAGTGGTTTTCGCCATCATCGCCGTTGCATTGGGGTTGAAAGAATTTCTGTAAGAACCTATAAACATAATACATAACAAATAAGAAAGGATGTATACTATGGAACAAATTAACGAAATCATCAGAGATTACACCACTGGCGAAAAGACTCTGGAGGAAGCCAACGAAGCTCTTGCCGCTTTACCCGGCGGGCTTTACATCGACCCACAGAAGAATGTCATTAAACCCGGTGAAGAAAATGCGTATGGTCTTTTGGATACCGGTACTGGTTCTCTGGACAAGGTGCGTGTCAAGGGTGGCAAGCTGGTTTATAGTGTCGGTAATATGCCTGCGCGTGTTTACTTCAAGGGAAAATGCTATGAAGTCAAAGGCGACACCCTGATTTTGGACTGAGGTAGAAAAGTTAATAAAACTCTTATTTTGTGAGCATTCCTAGGGTCGTACTTTAATGGTGCGGCCCTCTCTGTATTAGGAGGTGAGAGTTATGGGACGTAAGACAAAGCAAAATAGGATTTGTACTCCGGAGCTGGTTTCGCAGATAAATCCAAAGAATATCAGGCTGATGAACGATTTTCTGGAATATCTGCGGAGCGTTGGAAAAGCAGAGACTACGGTTCATGCGTATGAAAGTGATTTGAATATTTTCTTTGTATGGGTACTTCAATATGCTGAAAATAAATATTTTCCTGAAATAAGTAAGCGGGATATCGTGGCCTATCAGAATTGGCTGATTAGAACAAACGAGAACTCTCCCGCCCGCGTGCGCCGGTTGAAAAGTACGCTTTCCTCTATGAGTAACTATATTGAGGCGATTCTGGACGATGAGCTGCCAAACTTCCGGTCAATTATCAGAAAAATTGAGAATCCAGTTAATGAGCCAGCAAGAGAAAAAACTGTGTTGACAGATGAACAGGCAGACAGGCTTCTGAATTATTTGGTAGAGCATGGCCAGTATGAGAAAGCCTGCTGCTTCGCCTTGGCGCGGTATTCTGGCCGACGTAAGTCAGAACTGGTCAGATTCAAGGTTTCGTACTTCGACGACGCGAACATTATTTATGGCTCCCTTTACAAGACACCTGAGAAAATCAGGACAAAGGGAAGGGGAGTGAATGGGAAAATGCTGACTTGCTATGTGCTGGCAAAACCATTCAGTCCGTATCTCGATTTATGGATGCAAAAACGTCAGGAGGAACACATTAACAGTGAATGGCTGTTTCCTGATAGAAATGACCCCACACGTCCAGTTCCTATTTCTACATTGAATAGTTGGGCGGAGACGTTCTCTAATATTTTGGGTGTTCCGATTTATTGGCACAGTCTCCGGCATTTCTTCACTACGTCTTTGGCAAAAGCAAATCTTCCGGATTCCGTGATTCAATCTATTGTTGGCTGGGATTCCGCCGATATGGTTCGCGTTTATGTTGACCTTGATAAGGATGAAGAGATAGGGAAGTATTTTTCAGGCGGAGAGATTATTGCGCCTCAGTCAACTGCCTTGAGTGAATTGGGGAGGTCAGAATGAAAAGCGTAACCAGGGGATTATTTATTACTACGCAGATAGCTGCGCTGGGATGGGTTAGCATATCATATCTTATTGCTATATACTCGACAGTTTGCTTAGGACAGCCGTTTCCTGTAACGGAGTTGAGTCAGCAGGCAATTTCTACGCTTTTTGGCGTAAATGCCATGAAGGTCGTTGAAAATATTTTTGAACATAACAACGGCGGTATTTTTGGATATACGGATAGCACAGATACACAGTATAACGAAGATATATGAACAATTAAGGCTAAAAATTATGATGCCGGAATGATTCCGGGGAAAGAAGGTATCTTATGGTCAATTTGACGCCAGTTGTAGAAGCTATTGTAACTTTGGTTTCAGCGCTTATCGCTGCATTTCTGATTCCGTGGATTAGACGGAAGACCACAGCGCAGGAACGAGAGGATATGTTGAAGTGGGTAGAGATTGCTGTTGCCGCTGCCCAACAGCTCTTTCATGATTTGGATGGTGCTGAAAGAAAGCAGTATGTCTTGGATTTTCTGTCCGAAAAAGGATATTACTTAGAGGACAAAGAGGTGGACAACGCTATCGAGGCGGCAGTTCTGAAGCTCCATCGGCAATTGGAGGCGTATAATGGCAACGGTTAATGAAGTTCTTGATATTGCCAGGAGAGAAATCGGAACAAAGGAAAGCCCGGCAAACTCTAATAAGCAGAAATATGGAGTCTGGTATGGCTGGAATGGCGTGGCATGGTGTGTGATGTTTGTCCTTTACTGCTTTTCACAGGCTGGAATGCCTTTGCCGTATAAGACAGCTTCTTGCTCCGCGCTTCTCGGATGGTATAAGAAGAATCTTCCATCCAGTGTAGTCAAGACACCTGCTCCAGGAGACATCATCATCTACAATTTTGGACATACGGGGATTGTAGAATCTGTTGGAAACGGTACGATTACAGCAATCGAAGGGAATACATCGCCAGGGACCGTTGGGAGTCAGTCTAACGGCGGTATGGTTTGCCGCCGGACACGAAAGACTTCTACTGTTACTGCGTATATCCGGCCAGATTACAAAAAGGAGGTTCAGCCTGTGAACAATGTGCCAAGCCCTGCCCATAAGGATGCGGTAGAATGGGCCGTTAAAAATGGGATTATCAAGGGAAACCAAAACGGAGACCTCGGTCTTGCTCAGAATATTACTAAACAACAAATGTGTACCATGTTGTATCGGTTCGCTAAGTTGGTTGGCAAGGTGTAAAAGTTAATAGTATTTCATTATAACGTAGGGGAACTAATCATAGTTGATTGGTTCCCCTATTTTTTTGAGTTCCAAAAATAAATGTATTGCAATATCCTGTAAAAATGTGTATGATTATAAAATAGATTGAAAATTGCAGGAGAATATTATGGGGAACAATGTAAAAAAGAGAACCGCGCATAATATACTGTTTGGAAAAGATTCTGTTACAGGTAATATTAGACATATTTCTGAGGTAGTAAGCGGAGAAAAATGTGGTTGTGTTTGCTGCGCTTGCAACAAGCCGTTGGAAGCAAGAAAAGGTTCAGTCAGGAAACACCACTTCGCTCATGTATCCAATTATGATTGCTTATATGCAAGCGAAGTTTCAATTTATAAGGCAGTTGCAGGTATCCTTGACGAATTGCGCCGCTTTTACCTCCCACCAATTATACTTTCTTTTCCTGCATGGAGACGTGGTGACCTGTTGAAGCCAGGTCGATATGTCTCTATAGAAAATGTAGAATTTAGTTGTGAACCATTACAGTATCCTCCTAATCTGTTTTTGACTGTCTCTGGAAGCAAATTACGGATATTATTGGAGTTTGACTACTATTATTCAAAAGAAGATTTACAAAACTTTGAAAAGGAATCAAGAAATGAAAACTATTCGTCTTTATTATGCTATTTCCCAAATATTGACGATGAGAGTTTCTTTTTTCCGGATAATTTGAGAAAATTTATAGCATCTAAAGACATAGAGCAAAAATGGATTAGAAGTGAATTGATTGACAAATGGAAAAAACGTTTCGTTGAAAAGGCTCATGATGCAGAAGACCCTGATTGGGAATGCCCAATTCATATTAGAAAATATCAGGGTAGATATACTGTACACTGGACAAATTGTGTATATTGTCCTTTTAATGTTGGGGAACAGGATTATTTTTTATGTATAGCTAAATCAGGAATTCAATCACATAAAGATTTCTATAAGGACCCAAAAATTTTACAGAATAAAATAGCAAAAATTCAAGAGCGTAATGATTGGAATATAAAAAAAGAAGAGGAAAAGAGAAAACGAAACAGACAAATGTATATAGAACAGCAGCAAATGTTTGCGAAATTTCAAAGTCGTAGCACGGCTGCAAACCGTCCGGCTATTACAACACTACAAATTCCTGAACTTGAAATAAGACGGCCAGAGACGGCAAGTGCAGAAGAACTTCTCGCTGAGGAAAATAGAATAAAAAAGATTTTCAACCCTTGTGCGGAAATGCCTACATATGATAAGTTTACACGCCGCTGGATTCAATGTGAGTGTTGTGGGGAGGTAAAACAGAGTTCTGAATTTGCTGAATATGGAGGCCCAGGAAAAATCAACTTGGGATTGTGTTCGATTTGTTATAAATTGTAATTCGTTAGGGAAAACCAGTCTTTGTGATTGGTTTTCCCTAATTTTTTCTATACTATTTAATAGGGTATAGGTTGGTGATTGTACATACCTATTTGATGTCAGTTGTAGATGTCATTGACATCAAATAGGTAGGTTCTATAGTATGTCATCGATATCAAATTTCTTCAGTTCAATTTTTATGGTTTTGTCTTTGTTTACTGTGATACGACTTATTACTTTTCGCATATCTATGTTCGTTACTGTCTCCATATTTAGGAATTGCTCGATATCTTGTATATAACGCCTTATGTAATCTTCTCCATTCTTTTGAAAAGCAATCATTTGCGCATATTGTTTCATTGAGCAGTCAAGCCGTTCTAGCTCTTCTGCAATTGCGGCTGTCTTTTCTTTTAGTTCGGTCATGGTCATTACATCATTTGCGTACATTTCCTGGTATCGTTCTTTTTTTGCGATGAGACGTTTACGCTTCATTTTTATATCTGAGGCATCATGTTTGATGCATTTTGTTTGATTTTGTTTCTCTATTTCTTCAATTATCTTATTTACAAAAGTGCTTTTGTCTTGAATCAATGATGCAAGATATTCTTTGACTTTAGAAAGAAGGATGTCCTCTCTTAATTTAGTTTTATTATCACATTTTTCTGCTGTGTATTGATAATTTGTTGGACATACCCAATATATATAAGTATTAACATATTTGTGGACTTTTCTTGAAAAGGAACGACCGCAATGTTCACATTTGATTAGAGTGCTAAATATGTACTTGCTACTGTATCGTGCCTGCATAAATGGTTCTCCGGTATTATATTGTTTTCGACGCATTTCTAACTGTTTTTGTGCTTTTGCAAATGTTTCCGGAGACACGATCTCCCATTCTGGCCTATCATGGTGAAAGTGCTGGTCCTCTGGAGTACGTACTACCTTTCCTACTAAGTAGTCTCCAACTTCATATTTGTGATTGATATAGTGTCCACTATAGATTGGATTTTCTAGTACACGCCTAACACCTCTTGGGTTCCATTCACAATTAAATTTTGTTTTATGTCCAGATTCGTTTAATTTAATACTGATTTTGCGACATCCAAGCCCTTCTTCAATATACATACGGTAAATTTCACGAACAATCTGTGCTTCTTTTTCATTGATAACGAGAGTAAAGTTGTCGATTCTATCATATCCGAAAACTCTCTGCGGAACCCTGCCTTTTTTTGCGCTGATTTCTTTGCCAAATTTTACTCGCTTGCTAAGATTAGCGCTTTCTTCCTGCGCCATAGCACCAAATAACGTAAGGACGAATTCTGATTCACCAAGGCTGTCCATATTTGAAGTGAGAAACAGTGTATTTATTCCAAGTCCTTTCAGTGTACGGATGCTTTGCAGGAAGTCTACTGTATTCCTTGCCAGCCTGGATACGTCTTTAACAACAACCATGTCAAATAATCCAAGTTTGGCATCGTATAGAAGTCTAATAAACTCGTCACGCTTTTTCAAGCTGGTCCCAGAAATGCCCTCATCAGCATACAAACGTACTAATACGTGACCATTCTTTGCTGCATACTCTTCAAAAAAATTTTTCTGGTTCGCCAAGCTATCAAGCTGTTTCTCTTCATCGGTTGATACACGGCAATATGCGGCTATTCTCATTTTCGTTGGTTCTCCTTTCAATAACCAACCTATACCCATAATCATTATAACATAAATGACAGCAAAGATAAAGACTTTTATCATTGCTGTCATATGGGTTTAGGTTGCCTGATCAGTTGTTTGCATTTTTCGATTGTTATCGAGCTGCAATATTTTATCTACAATAATTTTTTGCAATGCTTTTGTTGTGTCTTCTTGTGTATTAGGATTTATGAAGATGTATTTTAACTCTTGCCTTTTCACATAGCTCCACCTCCTGTATATTCTATTTCCGATAAGGCTTTTATATGAGTGTAGGTTTTGCGTATATACCAGAAAATGTGAATGTTCCATATTGATGTTGCATTTCATCCAAAAATATGTTATACTCTGATTGTATTTTACTTTGATTTCTTATGACGAATCTTTTACATAGATGGTTACAATAAATAGAAAGGGACATTAGAATGAACGATAAAAGCGGTATAGATGTCAGTTTTCTTGAGATACAATATCAAGTATTGTCAAACAGGCAACAAATTCATAATGAATTAGTTTGGAATGTACCAGCTTTACTTTTTACAGCTGAATCAATTTTGTGGGGAATCTCTTTTGGTGATGTACCAGACATAATATGTTGTTGTATTTCTTTTATTTCGGTTTTAGTTGCCTTTGCATCCTGGCAGCAATTTGAACGTGGCAGATTGATGGAGATTGCAGATTCCGAACAATTGTATGCTATTGAGCAAATAATCAAGGAAATGTCAGGCCCAACGATAAACCGTCCGGTAATGATTGCCCATCATACATTAAAAAGGCGTACAATATTTATTTCTGGAGAAGAGTATAATTTAAAATTGCATTTAGATCAAGAGACTAAATTTCTTTATAAGAATCTACTTGCTCGCATTCAAACTTTCGCTGTATGGAGGATTATGTTTGCTGTCATGCTTACATTTTCAATATTCCTTTTTGCATATAGTATATATACAAAATGGCCTTTTTAATAGAGAGTCTGCTTTGTTTGTAGATACTGAATATCTAACGACTGGACACGGAGCATCCCTCTGGGATGAAGGCACAGTCTGAACTTGCAGGTGACTGTAAGAGGTGAGCAGAAATGACTCATCCACACAATTTGTGTAGTAACAGCTTGGGTAAACATGACCAATAGAAATTCCACAAACGCTTCTGAGGTAAGGACAAGTTCTTGTACCAATAGAAGTAAGTGTTGCGAAAATTTATGCGGTCAAATCGACAAAGTAATCCAGGCGGTCAAATTCTGTTATTATCGGGAACATACCAGTGATGATGCTGAATGTGACATGGATACATTTTTTGACCAAACGGCTAGATCATTGCATGGAACTGTACGGGATTACTTCAAATCAGAATGTATTAAAGAAAGGGTGATCGTCCGCCCGGCTGCTCAGTAATGAGTAGTTTCCAACTCCGTAAATTCGGCGAAAGTCTGTCTGCCAGCCGTTCTGCATTACGTGCGACGGCTGGTATCCTTTTACATATCGCCTGCAAAATAGATTCAGACTGTCCCTGCGTCCCAGAAGGAAACAGATGAAGTTATCTTATCCCACTAGCAGGACATACGGAACATGGTTTCCCGCCCAGACTGGATGGAGGATAGTACGCACACAATTCACATGGGTCGGACTCTCCTGGCCTCCGCCGAATTTCTTCCAAAAGTTCTTCAGTGAGAAATCCAGCTAACTTACCCCTCTTTTCCATAGTCTTATCGGGCACGTCGCATTCATCATTATATTGATGATATTTTCCTGTAATGGTACACCTGACTTGAGGCGGGTAGCTTGCGTAACACATTCCATCGGTCTTTTTGCATATGCCACAATTCATTAGAAAACCTCCTACTTTTTATGAAAACTTTATTTTATTAACCATGCCTTTTGATGTTACCGCAAACTTCACACTGCCAATACTTGTCTGCCCATGATGTTTCTGACATACCAAATGAAGCAGCGGCCATAATAATACGGGCAAGACCAGTTCCCTCATACATTGATTTGCTCCCGATTTAAGAATGCGGTGTTGTTTTACCACACTCAAAACAGTACAGACTTTTCTTTTGTAACATAGTTCTCACCACCAAACTAATCTTTTATAAAGTTAGAATTTCTTCCGGTCGTTCTTCGCTTATACCCATTAAGTAGTCTTCTATATCAGACCGACCACCATATTCAATTTTTACAGTTTTCAAGCCAATTAAAATTCCTGCTGCTACTCTATGCCGTCCATCAATAATTTTACATCCAGGTAAAATACCATTATCAAAACAAGGATTGTCTACTTCGATTCCATCTATTTCTTGCGGATTCTCCATAAAGTAAATTATCCTTGCTATATGATATCCTCTATCACGAGATTCTTTTACTGGGTGCCTCCATGTATCTCCATACGGTGTTTTATCCCCTAAGAGTCCGATTTTCTTTTGTTCCAAAACATCTTCAAGAGAAAATGGCTGTGAGTCGGGCCAACACCATACTTCTTTTGTATCAATTCCAGACATATCCAACAGCCTATCAAACAGTACATTTACCATACACGTCACCAAATTATTCTCTCATCCAAAGCGCCCTGACTTGTGTGTGGCAGTATGGACATTCACCGACTTCATGCGCAAAAGCCAAATCATCATCTTCAAAAGTGGCACCGCATTCTGTGCAGGCAATTTTACGCCCAGCCTTTATTTCTGGAACCACTACCTGAACAAAGTCTGCTACCGTTGGAGTGCGCCGCAAATCAGACGGGTCGATATGGTCTACATACGGAACGCAATCCATACATCCTTCGCAAAACTCATTGTCTTTGCTCATTACAATATGGGCACGGTCATATGCGTTTGGACGCCAAGTTTCAAGGAAACATTTCAAACACAATTCTGCCATTTATACCACCACCAAATTAACCTTTCATTCACTTTTCCATGCGCAAGAATCACAATTTCTATTGCAAATAGATTGCGCACCTTTGCACATATCCTCTTTGCTAATTCCATACATTTTGATTATTCCAAGACGCTCTAACAGTCGATTTATAATTCGAGCAATCCATGATTCCTGTTTCAAAATAAAATCAGCCTTTCATTCGTTTGTTGACAACACCATTGATATGACCTACTTTGATGAATCCTTCAGGCTCGTTAATATCAATAGCATATCCGTTATTTATTTTGATGAACGATTTTCCATCAACAACCCACAAATCCCCAAAGAATGGATTCAGGTATATATCACCGTCCTCTGCATAAACGCAGTTATACTTCTTGTTAATGGATTTACCTTTCATCGTATACGATTCCATCATCTGTTCCCATGTGGGAGTGGCGAAAATATCGTCGTAGCTAAATGCAATAATTGCTCTTGAAAGGCGACACATGATTTCTAAGTCGTCGTTCATTTTTGCACCAGAGTATGCACACTCCAACATACGCAGATATTTCTATTACAAGTCCCATAAAGCTAAATCCTCAATCCAAAGTATTCTTTGCTTCGCGGAGAATGCAAATTGAATTGCTCGCCGCTGCTAAGAGATACGATGACATTTTTACATTTTTCGAACACTCCTTTGTGAATCATAGAAATGGCTTCCTTTCTGCTATCTGCAAAGATAATCGCATCTGGTATGCAGATAAATTTAATTCGTTGTGCCTTCATAAAAATCATTCCTTCACACAGATGTTTTTGAGAGGGTAGACAATATAAGCGGTTCCACTGTCGATATACCGCACTTCGTATCCTTCGATAAGACAGAGTTCCCCAGTGTCTATATTACGCCCAATGAAGAGTTCGCTCCATTCCTCGTTTTCCTTGACCTGCTCTATTAACTGAAATCTCCCAAGCAATTTTGCATTTTTCTGTTTTGATTGGTCATCATAGAACCTATCGTATACATTCACAATTTCATACTCCATTATTGATATACCTCCATTATGGATTTTGGAAATTCAATATCATAGCCAAATAAATAGTTTACAATCAAGTCAATCTTTTATTGTGACTCTAAGCTCCACTGTGCGTCCGTCTTTCAGCGTCCATTCGTAGCCGCTTGAGGTGGCTTTACGGCAGTCAATACCGCCAAGAAGCTCCTGCACCATATAGTCCCTTACAGCGCAAAGTGCTTCGTCTGTGCATTCAGTTTTGTTCTGCCACAGATTTTTGTTTCTGCTGTTTAATGTGCCCGTATAGATTGCAAATGCGCCACAGCCTACATGATATTCTGCCATTACATCACCACCAAACCTTTTAAGTCAGAAGTAAAAATGTAAGGATGATTTGCTCAATATGTACCGATTGGTCCATAATAAGATTGATTGTTCGCAAATTGGCTTTCACATTGTCAGTAAAAGCGTGTATCGCAACATTCAGAGTAAAACACCAATAAAACAGATACGGTGGATTTAGACTGTATAAGGCCGCTATGGGAAGCATAACCATAAAAGTCCAGCTAAACCCGTGCATAACCAGGGCTACGATATAGTCATACCGGTATAATTTTCCCGGAGTATTTTGCGTCCACCAGTTCTTCTGCTTCATTGATGCAAGAACTCCTTGCAGATAATAGTCGTCTACAATGTGGCAGAATACCATCAATGTAAGCACAAACAATTTTGACATCTTATCTCCTCTTGAAGCGAATTACTTATCTGCCCTGTACCTTTCTGGCTCTTTTAGAACCGTATCAAACATTTCCTTGATGTTATCCGTCAGAGGATACCGTACCTGTGATACCGAGCAGACTGCATATTCGCGGTTTACAGCGTCCACATACATCGTGTAGTTGCCGTCGTCTCCCATATAGAAACGTTCCCATGATGCACTATCCATCAGTCGCCGGACACCTAACTGATTGACGGCCAGGTTATCAAAGCTGACCGTATGGAACCACCCAGACTGGATGATGGCGGGAAGCTCGTCGTACAGATTGCGCTGCCTTGATACAATCTCTTCTTCGTCTTCTGCCCAGTTATGTGCTCCGCGCCGGAATTTCTTGTACCCAAGAATCAATACCTTGAAATCATGGAAAGCGAGCGCACGCAGTTCCTCTACGGACACAATGCCGTTAATGACGTGGATTACTGCGTTCGGAAATTTCTCCAGTGCGCCAATCATTCTGTTCAATTCATCCTGGGGTGTGCCTGAAATAAAGGAAACTCCAAGGCCATAAAGAAGTTCGCGTTCAGAAAGCATCGATAACAGAGGAATATTCTCCAGGAAATGCGTTTGATTGGCCGTCATACTTGGAATCAGCTTGCGTTCCTTCAGCCCTTCAAGGAATGGAATCAGGTCGGGGTGCGACAAAGGATTGCCGCCTCCGATGGCCAGTTCTGTGTATGGATGCAGCGTCTCCAGAAACGGAAGGTTCATAACGTCCCCATGCCGTCCATCAGGAACCGACGCTTCATGGCAGAACTTGCACAACTTGTCGCATTGATTGGTAATCTTGATATCCATGGACTCCGGGAACTCCGGCTTGAAAAAATCCAGGTCGTTTTTACGGATTTTGGTGCCGTCACTATAAATTTTTACGGTGTAGTTCCCGTTCTGATATGTACCAAGAAGATTCATTTCACTACCACCTCGTTTATCCGTCGTAGCCATAGTACCCGAAGGCAACAATCTCGTCACCACTTGGTGTTCTAAATCCTTCAGCATAGGTTTCAAGATATCTGCCAAATTCCTTGTATGTCTCACAGTCGTCGCTGGAAACATGCTCTGCGTCTGCCGGAACAAGTTTTTCCTCCCATCTGTCATAGAGAAGTTCGCCTCTCTTAAACTTTTCGTAATCTTCCAGCGTGCAGATTGTAATGCTGTGAGTGGAGCTGCTGTTGGTCTCAAAGACACCTCTTCTGATTTGCTTCATTTGATTTTTCCTCCTGAAATTTAGTTTCCCTTGTAGTATTCCTCATGCGGGTAATCTACATCAATACCGACACCATAATCGTCATTATCATTTCCGGTCAGAACAAAGCTCTGCTCACTGAACAGGTATCGTAACAGCCTGTTTCGGTTATTCAGTGTTTTATTGACAAAATCATAATGGTCACCATCGCCAGCATGATCTACATAGCCATTACTGAGCCAGCCATCTCCCCAATACTCCGCTTGCTCAAATTCGCAGTCGATTCCGACCTCTCCAAGCACAGCGAAAATTTTGTTTTTAGAACGCTCTGCTTCTTCTTTGGTTTGAAGAGATAAGATGCTCGTATACAGGTATGCAGCCTTCTCTTCCGGCGTGAAAAGTTCTTCATGCTCCCATCCGAATTCCCCCAAACGGAAAACCAACTTTTTCGGATATGAATGATCTGCTCTCGTGTCTTTCGTGATGCAAATACTGTGTGTGCTGCTTGAGTTTGTTTCAAATACGCTACGTCGTTCCTGATACATAACAATCTTCCTTTTTTTATTCTTTATTTTCTTTGCGTTCGGAGCAATCAATGTGGTCTACATATTTTCCCCACTTCATACATCCTTCGCAAAAGTCCTCGTCCTCGCTCATTACAATATGGTCTATATCATATTTGCTGGGCATTAAACGACTGATGAAACATTTCCTGCAAAACTCTGCCATTTTTGTCACCATTTTAACCTTTCTTTTATTTGTGAATTGCGCCTGCGGGACACATACTGCACGGTTTTCCATCTGTACTTGACGGGGGATTATACATACATAAATCACAAGGACTGGAAAATTGCTTTATACGGGAATTCCATGCTTTTGCAGCTTGACACTGAGCAACTGATTTGCTGTCATGCCACGGCTGAATAAATAAGTAACGTGAGGTGGAACCGCAGTTTTTACAAACAATCCTGTATCCATTTTTGAATGCTCTTACTCTACCGGCTCCACCGCAGAATGGACATGGTTTTAATTTCAGATTCATGCAATAATCAGCCTTTCATGTACTCAGACACCATTTTTCTGATAATTACCTCAGCAGTATTTTCATCGTGTTCTGCGTCTTTCCATTTCTTGCCTTCTATAATAGCAAGCGCCTCGGCCCAACTCAGCCCACCTCTTTCTGCCAGTTGACTAAGAGATTGCATATGATTCTTCCACGCCTGTCCCTCGTGTATCGTAAGTAGCCCGAGAGGAATGTATTGCTGCGGTCTGGTCCCAAGAATTGGATATGGGCTATATCGGTCATCATCCTTTGCCATGTCGATTTGGTTAATCAAAGTCTCCAAGTCCTCATCTCTAATAGCTGGAGCCCTATTTTGCGAAGGAATACTTCTTACCAATTTAAGAAAATCAATAATCTTCATAAAACCTTCCTTTTATTCTTCTTTTGATAATATTTGCTCTATATCGTGAAGAGTCTTATCTGAAAACGTATTCCATTTATCAAACGCAACCTTTTCACACTCAAGATTGATGTACTGCTTCCATACTTCTGGATATCGATTTCGTATGTCTCTGTGTTCTGTCAACTTTGCATTAGGGCAGAACCAGCATCCACCTCTTTTGGATAATTTATAAGTTGGACTTAATAAATCGCATTCTTTACATAATTGCATTGCATTAGATTCTGTCAGGCCATTTTTTTCAAGTAGAGAAATGTTTTTTGTTTTATGGAGTCTTGCAAGATGCTTCGGCTCGTCAACCGCAATTCCAACATACTGAATGTACTCTTCTGCAATGTTCTTATAATATGACTTGATCGCTCTCATTTTACAGTCTCGCTTTATTGAGCAAAGACCATTTGGAGGGAACCCGTATTTCAGACCTTTGTGTTCAAGATGCTTTGTAGGTCTTTCAATCACTCTGTTGAATACGGATAGAAAATCACGGTCAGAATGAACGACATCAACTTTATATCCCCATGATTCAAATAATGGTATTGCTTTATTCTTTATGAAGTCAATATGTTGTGGGTTCTCCCCACTGATTCCATTTGCTATATCAAACATCACTTCTACAAACACAATACTATCAACGGGTTCATTGTGTATATGAGCTAGTATAATGCTTGCTGTGCTATCTTTTCCGCCAGACCAACCGACTGAATAGTGCATGAAGAGTATGTATTGAGCAACATACCCGACACCTCTTGACTACCATTAGATTGACCTACAATCCGCAAAGGCTTCAGTGTAACTTGTTCGCCACTCGCCATCACAAAACAGTTAGGTTGCTAAATGCTCCCTTCTTTGCACTTTGGATGTTTGGAGCATTCGTCTCCAAAAGCTGATTTCGTTTTTGTCAGTCAGATAGATAGCATGAGCAAGCATTGCCTTACATTCTTCGATACTATGCTCAATTTCGTTGAGCTTTGGCACTGGCCCAGATTCGCAAGAGTCTCCCATAAACGCAAAGTATTCCGCTTGTGCGTTTTGCATTGTCATTTTATACACCTCTCCATAATGTCCACATTATTTTCACTGATATTAAAAACACCAATTGGGCCCTTTATTGCATCATAAAAAAGTTCTTCATAATTTGACTTTGTATATTCTGCAATCTTTTTCTTGGTGTCGTTGTCTAAAGTTCCTGCCTTTAAGCCACATCTGAGTCGTAAACCAGTTTCTCTTTCCATTTTAGATACGGATACACGGTTTTTGCTCATCCAGGTCCGGAGGCCACTGTAAATTACAGAAGAAGGACTTATTTTGTATGGCTTTGATTTTTTCTTGATGGCATCAAATACTGCTTGGCGGCTGACTCCAAATTGTTGTGCAATGCTTTCATATGTCATGCCAGATTCTCGCATAGCAATATATGTATCGATTTTACTCAACTGCATCACCTCAATATCTCATTCACCTTTGTTTTGTTTGGCTTTGTAGCGATGTATCCGGACAAGCAGATTATTTTTCTTGGCCGTCTCTATCATGTGTCTGGTTCCAACGCTCTGGCCATCCCAAAATGCTGCCAGAGCATCAGCGTTTTTAGCCATTTGTTCATTACGGATAAAACCAGCAGAACGTCCGTATTTGTTCCAATCAGCAGGGAAGTAGAGAATTGCATATCCTTTTTCTTTGACGTATTGCTCTCCAAGCGTGTCTGCTCCACGGGCTTTCCCACATACGATTGTGATATCGTCTGTGATATTTGATAGCAGGTAATCCATTGTTTTAGCCAGTTCGGAGTAGTTGTTGAAATCCCTTCCGCCAGCAATAATAATACGCATTATAAAGTACCCTCAAAGTCCATTAAAGCAGTTACATCCACATCGGGAATTTCCATTACAATTTCTGAACCCTCTATCCATATCGGACACTCATCATCAAGTCTTGCAAGAAAAGTGTCTCTTCTCCGCAGTACCTCTATATCTGGGTGCATTGCTTCCTCCAAAAAGCGTTGAGCTTGTTTGTGCTCCAAAAGAATTCTGCATCCGTACTCTCTCATAGTCACCTCAATGTTTCTGCTGGTTTTATGTAAAGGGCTATCGCCATAGGGGTATCGCATTCTTTCATAGTGGCTTTATAGTGATTTCTCCACCAGTCCAGAAAAAGCTCGTGGTTTTTTGCTGGCAGATATTCCTTGATGATGGTTTGTTGATTATCAGTAGGGTTATAATTCAAGTGCATCTGACAGATATCTTCGTCAGTAAATTCCTCGAGAGACTTTTCTTCTGCCTTTACAATATGAATGTGACGGCGCACAGCAAATTCAGGCATGGTTCTCGCAGCACTCCAATGCTCTGCATCTGCGATAGTGGATAAGTAGAACTCATTATTAGGTGGTGTCACTCCACACTCCCAGGCCATAGCACTGTCAAACCGATACCTTACACCAATAATATTGTCTTCGTCGATTGTCTTGCCGTTTTCATATCTGTCAATGTGACATCTGATTTTTTTGAATGGCTCCTTGATTCCTATAACATCGCCAATCCTGTAAGGGTTTCCTTTTTTGGTCAGCGGAACAGGGAACAAGGCCATCTTTCCTGAGTCCAACATGATAATATCAGGAAGGTTCATTGCTAAGTATAACATTGACTTTCTCCAATCTTTTTTAGTAACATATGTTCAAGATTTACCGATTTTCTAAATATACTGTTGAAAATCGGAGAGGATGGTAATATAATTTGAGCTTGGAGGTGCGTAATATGGATATTTGTGCTTTAAGAGATAGATTGTTTGGCAGGGGTGTCACAGAGGCCGCAATGCAGATTGACCCGGATGGCGTCAGCGCTTTGGAAGAGAAATATCAGGAAGACTTCGACAACAATAAATCCTACTTGGGTTTTGGGCTGATTTTTGACGGAGACATCGAGCAGGGAGATGATATGGAGAGGGAAGCACAGGCAATTGCGGAACAGCTTCAGTTGGATTTGGAGTGCGTGGTCCACGATTACTGGCTTTCCCATCTCACGCGTGACGAGGTGATATCCCTTTGTAAAGAACTGAAGAAAACATCCAAGAAGTTTACGCTTTGTCAAGGAGCGGAATATTCAGCAGACGAGATTATCTTTGACTGGAATGACATATTCCCGATTTTCCCAATTTTCAAGGAAGATATTCTGTGATAAATCTGAATAAAATTATTGTTTTGTCCTGATATATACCGTTTCAAATCTCAATTCCGTCTGCAATAAGCATCTCTTTGCATTCGTTTAAGATTTTGGCCCAATCCGGCTTAATGTCTGACGGATAGTTATATAAAAATGAATATTTCTTGGATGGAGAAGACCAAGAATTGAAATACTTTGGGTTAGGCGTATAATTTGGATCTTTTTTTGCTAACTCAAGTTCAATTCTGCGCCGTTGTTTATATAAGTCTTCATACCACGCCTCAGCCCGTTCAATTTTTTCTCTCATTGAGTATCGTTTGCTGAGAAAATCTTCATAAACCAATTCGCCATTTATCCATTTGTATCCATTTCCGATTGTGCAAAACAGATGGTCCAGACACTGTTGCCGTGTTGGAAATATATCAGGATAAAAGTCCATCATCCACTGCAAGGTATTTTCTGCGGTCATGCTGCGATTCCTTTCGATAAAATCATCTTTTGTGGTGTTGGAGCATTCGTCAAATTATTTTTATACGCCCTTAACGATTACTTCAACACCATACAGCTTAAAATGTTCAGGCTCGTCGCATTTCTGAATTTCAGAATTTGCGTCATCAATTGTTTCAAATAATTGGGCGTCCTCGGCATCCTCGCTGACATCACCGCTTTTCATAAGAAACACCGTTGGGCGTTCTTTTGTTCCAATCAAAAATCTGTGGTACTTTATGTCCATTTCTTTACCTCTAAATTATTTATCCTGTTTTTTCTTGGGTTGCGATGTCCTGATTGATACTGTCACAGACCTCGCAGTAGTCTTTCATAGCATTTTTGAGCTTGTCCTGTTTATCTATAGGGAGATCGGAAATCCTTTTTCCGAGCATCGTGAACATGCGGCCCAAGGGAATTGTAAGCGCACTGTCTGTAAGTGGAGAATTAGTTTCTGAAAAAACGTCAGTGTAGGGACGCTGCATCCATTTATGAAACCATTCCTCACAGTCAGCGTTCATTGGGAATCCCATCAGGCCAAGAAGCGTTGCTTCAAAAAGTGGCTGGGGAAGATTTTGCAGATATTCAAAGACAGTTGTATATCTATCGGTTTGCATTCTCGTTACCTCACTCCTGTAGACCCTAAGCCGCCACGGTTTTCATTACCCAGCGTGTCAACTATCTCAAATGTCAGTTCAGGCTGGTGCTCGGCAATGCGGAACTGACAAACCCGGTCGTTTATATGAATTATAGTGTCGCGCATGGCTATGGCAGGGAAGTACCACTGGTCGTCGTCTCCGC